TGAGTCAATTATTGGATCTAACTTATCTAGTAGAACCTCTTTATCCTCAAGAGCAGTCATTGTAGCTTTGAAGTTAGTTGATTCTAAAATTCTAGCATTAGTTTCTTGTTCCCCTGCTAGTTCCGCAATGAATCTACCAGCAGGTCCAAAAACAAGAGCTGTAGCATCTTCTCTTAACTTTTTAAGTTCTGCTTCTACAACTACTTTTTGATCCATAAGATTTTGACGTTCAGGAGAACCGACTCTATAGATTTTTAAGGCTTCTTGTAAGTCTGCCAATTCCTGCATAGAGTCATTTATACGTTTTTGAACAGTAGTTCTTGTATCCTTATACTCAACTCTATTACTTACTTGATCAGGAGCTGTATAGGACTCCTTATTAATCCCTAAAAATTCAAGAAGAGCATTTTTTGCATCAATAATTCTATTAACAATTGAATCGATAGTATTATTTAAGCTATCCCACCCTTGTAGCATAAAATTACCTACATCAATCCAGGTTTGAGCTTCAAATAATTTACCAAAGTTTTCGGCAGCAGTCACAACCCAAGAATTAATCTTAGCTTGCCATTCAGAATCTAGTCCACCATAAATTGCACCAGCAATAGCTCCTCCAGCTGCTCCCCATGGTCCAGCTAAGCTACCAATAGCGGCACCTGTAATAGCGCTGTTTAGTACTTCTGCTCCTTTTCCACCTTCGCCTTCCATACCTTCTAATGCAGCACTGCCCATACCAACTGCTAAAGCAATAGCACCAGCCATTTTTGCATTTAAGCCTGCTTGTCTAGCAATTAGTCCGCTTTCAATACCTGCAATTAGATTTTCACTAAGAACATCTCCAAAACCAGAAGATTCTAATGAAGTTCTTATTAAAGATCCATCAGATAAAATTCCAGCTAAGTTAGCTATTGCAGATAGACCAATAATTGCACCTAAAGGATTTTGCCTTGAGAAACTCAATACGCCGGAAATTAGACCCTTACCTAATGCTAAGGCTCCAACTAGTCCAACATTTATTAAGGCTTCATTTTCCCTATAGTAAGCTAAACCTCCAAATCTATCAAAGATAGAAGAGATAATAAGGTCTCCTACATCAGAGAATACAAAAGAACCTGCGAGCAACGCAAGAAAACTAGATCTAAAACCAAAAAGTATTCTTTGTGCAAGGGGTGACAAGGCAGCATTACCTGATCTTCTAGCTAAGGAGTCTATAAAACCAAATAAGAATCTAGTACCTATTTGAGCACCAAACGTTGAAGCAGTAACTACTGCATAAGACTCTAATGAATTAGCATCTAGTTCTAGCATATCGGATATAATGGAACCTATATTAATACCTAGAAAAAGAGAACCAATTGTTCTCATAAGTGCATTGTTTAAGAAGCTTGTAGAGCCTAAACTACTTCTTGCTTTTTTAAAGGCAGCAAAGAGATCTGCTTGCCCAAAAGCCAAAGCTAATGCTTTAGTAATACCTTTTCTAATAGCAGGTACAAAAGCAGCTGCTAACCCTACAGCTAAGACAGCTCCTAGAGGTCTAGCGTATTTCTCAGCAAAATCTGCCATAGACTTATTTACTAAAGCCTCTTTTAAAATTGGACTAATACTGCCATAAGTAGCTGAGATTTCTCTTTCAAATCTATCTCTAAATGTATTTGCAATAGCACCAGCTAAACCTAGTCCGATAGCATTAAATAAGTTTGACACCGATCTAGTATATAGCTGAAGAGTAGTCTCATTTGGTGTACCCTGATCAAAGATTCTTGAAGCAAGAACGTTATTAATATCAGGTCCGAATTGTCTAGCAGCTTCTCCGGTAATAGTCTCATAGATTAAACCGATTAAACCTTGCGACCACAAAGCTACTACTTTCATAGTAAATGTATTGTTAATAACAGGTAAAATAGCTGTTATTAGAATACCTTTTAATCTTGAAAATACAAAAGAACGAATAGTTGTGCTTAATGCAGCAGCTACTGCGGTTAATCCAATAAATACGCCCTTACTAAATTGTTCATCATAAGTCTTTAGAAGAATAGCTGAAATAGTTTCCATGATACTAGTTATCCCAGCACCAATCCCTCTTACAGCAGAGAATATAACATTAGATCCAAAGTTTACAGCGCTAGAAATTGCATTAAATACAAGACCTATGCCTTTTACAAAGTTATCTTTAATAGAATTTAAGATATCTTCATTATTTTCCCAAAGTCCAGTCATCTTTCCTACTAGATTATCGTAAGTATCAGAAATACCATCTTTGACATAGGTAAATAATTTTTGAATACCTTTTTGCATTTCGATTGCAAAGAACTTAATAGAGCCTAGTAAGGATCTAGTTACAGAGTAACCTAATTCTCTACTTGCAATATAGTAAGAAGTTACTCTTTTAATAAGATCTGTACTAAAGTCATAAATTACAGTAGCCTTACTAAATACATTACCGGAAATAAAACTATAAGCGTCTTTCCCTAAGGCTAGAAGCTCTGTTCTAAATAACGTAGTAATAGCAACTAAACTACTAAATGCTGCATAGATAGGGTTTACATTAAATAGTTTTACAGATAGGAAAGCAGAAGTAATAGAAGAAATCGTTAATAGGATTCTTCCATAATTGTTTTTAAATTCTATTAGTTTATCATAAAACTCTTCAAAAGTATTTTCGTTGAACAACGAGGTAATTACTTGGCTAATATCTTGGAATACTTTCTTAATATTATCATAAAAAGAAGTAAAGAAACCAGAAACTCTGTTCCATAAGTTCTTAGGCTCTTCTACAATACCATCAATAGTATCTGGCCAAATAGAGTTACCTACGAGATAAATATAAAGATCATAAAATAGAGAAATTAAATTATTTTTAAAAGTTTCAAAAGGTTCTTTAACAGCACTCCAAAGATCTATACCAGATATTCTATAGAATTCTTTAGTGAACACATCAACAAAATTTCTTATAGAAGAAGTGACTCCGCTAGTTAGTTTTTCTATTTGCGGTTTAAATTTCTCATACAGATTAAAAGACTCATCAATTAAACCTGCAATTCTATCTTTATTACTAGTAAATGTACTTGCAAAAGCATCTATAAAAGCTGAGCCTATTGTTAGTCCTGATTTTCTTAAATTATCATAAATCAAAGAAAAATCTTTAGCAATATTATTGATAACATCAAATATTCTTGAACCAATACCGATAGCTTCTGTAGCTAGTTGCTCCATCCAAGGGAGCGATTCCATGAATAAGCTTTTAAAAGTATTTACTAAACTATCTTTTTCAGTTGAAATTAAATTAAAAGAATTTATTACGCCATTGACATAGTCTTTAATTTGAAAACTATTTAGAACAAAAGCAGTCGTTAACTTGGTAATTTCTTGTCTAGCGATTGTAACTGTTTCTACAACAGCAGCACTTAAACTGATTAAATTAAATTCATCTATTGCTTGTAAGGGTGCAATTATTTTATAAAAAGAGTCTACAGGCATTACTGCTAACTCTTTCATGTCTTCTAGGAAAGGTAAGGCCTCTGGCATAGCGCTAGAGAAACCAGAAGGTAAACTTTCAAGAGTATTTTTTGCTGCCTCTAAAGTTTTAGAAGCTACCCCATCTAACTTAATTTTATCTTCTTGACCTGTTATTCTGTAAAAACCATTTTGGATAGAAGTAAAGATACTAGAAAAACCTTCTAGGATTTTTGTTTTATTCACTGCAAGAACTGCTGTTAATCCAGTTACTAGCTTAATAATAGGGTTATTAGTTACTAGCGTTGCAAGTAATGCACCGCCACTAAAAGCAACTAAAGACTTTAATGTTTTTTCCCAAGTTTCCGCAAAAACAACTGCTTTAACAGCAAAGTTTGTCATACTTTCCCCGTTAAAGTATTCCTCCATAAGAACGAATAAATCTGAGAAAAAGGCAGAAACATTAGTATAAAAAGATTTAAAAGGACCACTAACTAGGTTCCAAAGCATAGAAGCCCACTCAACAATTCCATTGATAGTGTCTGGCCAAACAGAACCACCTACTAAGTAGATATATAGATCATAAAAAATATTTTTAATATTTTCAGCAAAAGCTACAATGTGGTTACTAACTCTAGACCACAACTTAGAGGCATAAGCTACAATACTATCAATAGTATTTGCAAAAGAAGAAATAAGCTCTGAGAAAACTTTACTATAATCAATAGCTTCAAAGTAATCTCGTATATTGTTTAGAATAGGAGTAATTGTTTTACTCAGTTCTAAAATACCTTTTTGGAAACCTAACTTTAAGTCTTTAAAAGAAATTTGCCCAATAGCTGCTTTAAAAACTTGTTTAAATACACTAGCTAACTCTGAAGCTATGTTAGAAACAGGCGCTCTTACTTTTTGCCAAATTACGTTGAAGTCACTAACTAGAGAATAAACAACTTCTTTGATTTTATTTACAACAGGATAAAGGAATGCAATGTAGAAGTTATTTAAAGCTAGACCTAAAGAATTAATTAGAAAACTAACATTGTTTTTAATTCTTTCAATATCTTTACCAACACCTCTTGATAAAGCAGTAAGAACTATGCCTGTGTTTTTAAGAAAAGTACCTAACGATCTAGAAATTCCGCTAGCCTTATCTAGTTCTCCTACAAAAGCTCCTAGACCATTACCAAATATTTTTAACCCTTTTCCAAAAGTTACAGTCATACCTGATAGCTGTGTTTCTACTTTTTCACTTTGAGATAGAATAGCGTATGCTACTTTTTCTGCGGATAACTCTCCTTCTTCTGCCATCTTTTTAAGTTGATCAGAAGAAACACCAAGACCATCTGCAATAACCTTAGCAATCATTGGTGCACCTTCATTAATAGAGTTTAATTCTTGTGCAGCAGCAGAGAAGTTATTTGAGAAAGCTTGAGAAAGCTGAATTAATGCAGCATCAGCAGCAGGACCACCAGTTACCCCAGCAGCAATATTTAAAGTTTCAGTTAGAGTTAAAAGATCCTTAGTATCAAACTTACTAGATAAACTTGTTAAAGACAATCTAGAAAAAACTTGAAGTGGCGTATCTACAGCAGATCCGCTAAGGTTAGCAATATCGTAGAGATCTTTTTTTACAGAACTAATTTCTTCAGAAGTTTTTAAAAATAGACCTAGTCTATTTTCCATACTAGTGATTGCATCACCAGCTTTTAAAAATTGAGAAGCACCAAAAGTAGCAGTGCCTAAAGCCAAAGTACTTGCAACTAAAAGTTTTATAGAACCAGTAGCGCTTTTAACTTGCTTATCTAAGCTAGCAACCGAAGTCGTTAACTGATTAACATTAGCAACTCCAGTTGTAGTTTTTACAGAACCAACTTTAGTTAAAGACTTATTTGCATTATTAGCAGAGATACCTAAATTTTCAATTTTAGAATTTATTTTTGAAATAGAGACTAAGGCATCTTGATCCTCAGCTCTAAATTGTAATTTAACAGTCATTTTATTTTTCTCCTAAATAAAATAGCCCTACGAAGAATTAACTCCATAGGGCGATTTATTAGCTCTCGTATTCTACAATAGCACCTTTTGGATTACCGTAGTTTAAGGCTACCTTTTCAATAAAATTTGCTGGAGCTTGAGAGCTGGATCCTGCATTTAGGTATTTCACATAATCTTCATCGTTAGTAATATCAAAGCCTTTAGGCTTAATTTCAATTGACCAACTTCTAGAAGCCTCTCCTGTATCTTTAGGTGTTACTGATTGGAGATCTGATCTAACGTTTTCGCTTATCATAGTTAAATTACTAGAAATTTCAGCTTCTACTTGTTTCATCAAATCTTTTTGATTATAAATAAGTTTCAATTTCAATTGATTCCCCTTTTAGCATATTAACTACATTAGACTCAGTCATTTGGTTACTGAAACGTTCAAAGAATTTTAGGCTTACTGAACCTTCTTCTTGAATACGTTTTAGCTTTAGTTGTTTTAATGATGCAAAAAGATCTTCCGGTTTAAGTTTACCTCCGCCCATAGACATAGCTATAACAGCTGCTCGATTATCCGCTCGCCATTCATGAGGTCTATGTTCGAAGTATTGATACCAACCAAGGATTTCTTCATAGGGAAGTGCTTGAATTTCTTGGACTGTTTTTTTCAGATTATAAGCTAACTCATAAAGAGCTAACTCTTCTTCTGTTAAACGTTTCCCTTTTCTTCGGTATTAATACCAGAATAAATTAGAACTTCTTTAGCTAGTTTTGAAATCTCTTCTAGGGGAAAACCATCAATTTCATCGTCTGATAGTTCTTCTGCCCCAATTACCCCCATGCGAATAATCTTGCGTTGAATAGCAAGACCTTGCTCAGCTTCAGGTAGTGCTTTAGCCTCTGTGTTAATATAGCTTTGAAATTCTTTTACTTCCAGACCTGTGAGCTTTTTAACTTCTACAGCATCTTTTTTATTAAGGAAGCTTAGTTTTTTTACTGGTGATTGTGATCCGATTAGATGTTTCATTCTTTATCTCCTAGAATATCTTTATTATTTTCGCGAATTGACTCAATCATAGAATTAAGTTTACCTAGACTAGCAAGAGTGCTCATCACTTCTTGTACTTTTTCAGGGTGACTTTGAAATTCAGGTAGTCGTGCGATTGTTTTTTGTGTAGAGATAGCTACACTTGATTGCATGTGTTTTAATGTCTCTTTAATGACATACTCACTTGAAAATGGTTTATTCATTATATATACCTATAGAGAGGTAAGCCCCTGTAATATGCTCACAAGGGCTTTCTCTTAATTAGCTGGTAGCAGTGATAGTAAACGGACCGAAGAAGTCGGACTGAATTGACAGAGCTACAGTAGCAGTTGAAGCGTCATCACGTGAAGGATTGACGAGTAGTGATTCAATCTTACCAACAAAGTAGATAAGAGCATTAGGAACTGGTGAAGCTAGAGTACCACCAATACCTGCAGTTAGAGCAGTTGTTAAAGCAGGAGCTTTAGCAGGAAGCAAAGCAAACTGGAACACTTTAGCAATACCGTCACCAACTGCATCACCTAGAGTACCTGTAGTAGCGAAAGAAGCGTTGTTCTTTGCCCAAGCAGAAGGAATGTAGTTGATAGTTAGTTCTAGGTCAGGAGCGTCTGACTGAGCACCAATAGACTGAGTCTGTGCTTGACCATAAACGGGAACCTTGACGATATTAGCAGGAGTACCAAAGCTAGGCATGTCACGAATGTTTTTAATTTCTTCGAAATCTGAAGTAAGTGCAAAGTTAGTTTTTAAGTTAGCTTCGATAAGAGTACCGGGAACAGGATCACGAGAAACAGCGAGAGCTGAATACTGTGCAGCTGAAATTGAAGTTGGAAAAGCCATAAGTATTACTCCTTAGACAGTAAATGGGCCGAAGAAATCGGATTGAATTGAAAGAGCTACAGTGGCAGTTGAAGCGTCATCACGTGAAGGATTAATTAGAATTGATTCTAGTTTACCAACGAAATAGATAAGCGCGTTAGGGACAGTACCGATACCGCCAGAAAGAGCATTTAGACTTGTTGGTTTAGAGGGTAGTAAGGCGAATTGAAATACCTTAGCAATACCATCGCCTACTGCGTCACCTAAAGTACCTGTACCTGCGGCTGATACTGAAGGGTTACCGAAAGCAGAGTTAGCCTTAGACCAATCAGTTGCTACATAGTTAATAGTTAGTTCTAAATCGGGTGCATCAGATTGAGCACCAATTGATTGTGTTTGAGCTTGACCGTAAACAGGGACTTTAACGATGTTTGCTGGTGTACCAAAGCTGGGCATGTCGCGAATGTTTTTAATTTCAACATAATCGCCACGAGATCCAGAAGTAATTGAACCAGAGAAGTTAGCTTTAAGGTTAGCTTCAGTTAAAGACGCTGGCACGGCAACTCGAGATACAGTCAGCGCAGAATACTGAGCTGCTGAAATTGAAGTTGGGAAAGCCATTAGTTATTCTCCATAGTAAGAAAAGGGAACAGAGTAGTCTGCTCGTGAAAGTGTTGAGTCATCGGGATCTGGACCCATAAATTGTAAAGAGCTTACACTTGTTTGAATACTGTAATCTAACAGCTTATTCTGAAAAGTAGAGTCTAAAAGATTAGAAATAACAGAAGGTTGTTTCTGTCCTTCACCAGCAGGATAATAAATGCTTACTATGACGAGACCTGTAACTAATTTGTTATCTCTATAGGCAAATTGATTTGCTTTTCCAGTTACTACATTAATCTTTAAAAAAGGAACAGATGAAATCTTTCCTCTATAATCAGCGGGATAAACGGGCAAATTTGCTAGTAAGTTATTCTGTGGTAAACCGTAAAAAGTGTCAATGATTTCTTCAAACATTAAACACCTCTTACTGTTAACTGTGTTATTCCTGGAAAGGTTTCTAGTTTCTCAAACCTATAAGTTTTGTTTCCAAAAGTAATAGTAGAGTATCTAGAACCATCTAAGTCTTTAGTTCTAATAACTAATTCCTTTTCAATATTTAAGTCTTTATCAAGTACTGAGCTTATTTCGATAAATTCTACAGCATAAGGTTGTTCATCAGAGATGATTGTACCTGTACTGAAATTGAATCCTGTTGCTGTCTCCTCTGACAAGACACCTATTTGAACTAGGTCTCCTGCAGCTTGAAAAGCTTGATCTACAGCAGAATCTACTGTGGATAAAAGGCTCATTAGTTTGCCCTCCACCAACTCCCAGGTGCAGCATATCCTTGACTAAAGATCAATGGAGCAATTAGCTTCATGACTTCAGCGGGTACTTGAGGTACTTGAGGTGATGAGCTACGACCAGCATCTGTATTAGACAAACTAATTGGTCCAATAGAAATAGAGTCATAGGTCACGTCATAACCTTTAGTTACTGCAGGGTATTTGATAAGATGCAAAGCTAAATAAGATACTGCTTTTTGTAGTCTAATAGGAATTTCTCCTTGTTCACAAGGAACATGAAGAGAAAGGACAGGATCAAAAAAGCTTAGTTTAGCTCTAGGCCAAGAGAGAGACTGAGACGGCGAAACTGCCGTCCCAATCCATTCATTTTGGTCCAGAATTCGAGTAGCATCAACTAGCGCTTGTTCTTGAGCATCTGAGTCTGCAGCTTCCCAAAAAGGGTTGTCTGCAAGATAGTCATCAGCAGACTCTAAATAAGAGTTTTCAAATAGTATTAGCGCCATGATGCCTCCTCAAGTTAAGGTGCTACAGCTACACAGCGGCGTGCATAGCGACGTAGATAAGTCATAAGACGGTCGTCATTAGCTTCAAGTTTGAACTTAGCAATGAAGGCCTCTACGTCTACTGATACGCCAGTAGCGGTGGTTACATAAACTGGTTTTTCAGCCATTATACACCACCAATTAAGCGTGTAGAATTGGGAGAATACCTAGGTTCAGAGGATCCATAGTACGGGTCCAAGAACCAGCAGCCCCTAGGGTTGAGTTAGTAGCGAATACGTTAGTAGCGCCAACCCAGTCATAACCCATAGGATGAGCTACGAAGCCATAGCGGTACCAGATGTTGGTTGAGCCACCACCAGCGTAAGCGGCAGGAGCGCGATCAACTTCGGTAGCGACGGGCATTGGGATTTCACGGAAAGCAACTGAACCGGGCTTTACGAGGAAAGTGGTTTTGGTTGACTGGTCGTTAACGTTTGCTGAAGCAGCAAGGTTACCCTGAGCAGCACGTGTTAGGATTAGACGGAACTTACCACCAAAGATTGTTTGGAAGTCAAGGTTACCATCGCGAACGCGATCTTGGTCGATTAGGTTAGCTGCACGAAGGTCAGCAAGAACTTCAGGTGAAGTTACCATGTAGACGAAGTCTGGTTCGTAGTCCTTATAGAACATACCCATAGCGCGGAATAGACGCTCACCACGAGCAGCACCCATTTCTGAAGCGTCAACTAGTTTACGAGCATCGCCAGCGCCAGTAGCAGCAGCACCGAAGGCACCGTTAGCATTGACGTCAACGAAAGCACCGACTGAACCTGAAGGAACGGTATCGAAAGAAGTGATACCAGCGCCAAGAGCAACTTCAGAAGCGGCAACGCCCTTCATGATGTTTAGGACAGCGTTATGCTCGTCCTGAGCGCGTGACTGAGCGAAGTTACGAGCGAAGAAGGCTAGGCCATCCTGCTGTGAGATAATGCGCTGTAGGTTAACCTGTTCAGCACCGATAGTGCGAGCATTCTTGATGTAGTTCGCAATGTCGGTTGAAATGGTTGAGTAGGTACCATCAGCTGCTGAAGTTAGCGAAGCGTTATTGATGGTAGCTGAAAGGGGTTTGTACCAGCGTAGCTGACCAGCAAAGCCTTCACCAGCGGGGTCTAGTTCGGTTGAAGCTGCGACCATGCCAGTTGAGTTAATACGCTTTTCTTCGGTCCAGCGCTCTTCTGCATAAGCAGAAATAGCGACTGCTACGTTCTGGAAGTTTAGATGATTAATAGCCATTTTTGTTGTACCTTTTAGTTAGTATGACTTTTAGTAAGTCACTGTTCCTAGTTTACCTGAGTCTGCTAACGCAAGCAATTCTTCTGTAGACATACCAGAGAGACTCTTTGGTCGGCTTACAGTTGCAGAACTTTTGTTAGAAGTTGTCCCAGCACCTGAGTTTTCTTTAGATTTAAAGAGAAAATCCTTTTGAGGATCTTTAGCGAAAGCCTTTAGATAGTCATTAATACTAGCACCGGACTTATGGACCCATGAACCGTCTTCGTCTTGAACAAGCTCAGGGAGAATAGTTTTGAAAGCAGTTTCACGTGCGAAATCGTTACGGAAGTCGAGAGAGCCTAAGTGTTTCTCTAGCTCACGATCTCGAGTCAAAGAAGTTAACCGTTCTTGCAAGATTTTATTGGTTTCTTCTAGTTCTGCATTCTTTAGCTTAGAAGCTTCATAATGCTTTCCTTCGTCTTCGAGTTGTTTACGTTGCTTTTCTTGAGCTTCAGCTTTAAGACGAGCATTTTCACGTGCAGTCTCTTCAGCTTTCTTATAGGCTTTGTCAACATTAGCCTTCATTTGTTTAAGCTCGTCAGCTACCATTTGTTTTAATAGAGCTTGATGCTCTTCCTTCAGAGAGGCTTTCTTTTGAGAAAGGTCTTCGGAATTGGTAGTGTTATCGTCGTCTTCATTATCATTGACATTATCGTCGTGTTGATCAGCCATAGTTATTTATTTCCTTTGCACAGCATTATAAGAGAACTAGAAGGTACAACTTTAGTTCAGTTAGTCTATGGTTTGTTAAAATTGGCGAGGGACTAGAGACTTGAACTCTAACTTGGAGTTTTGGAGACTCCCGTGCTACCATTACACTAATCCGACATAGATCTATTGTTAAGCACAATAGTAAGCTATGAGTAACCCTCCGGGGTGCGCTTATCTAAGTATGCTCTAACTAAGAGTGGACTCACAGAGGCGTGGAGGGTCTTGTATCATGCGGTCCACACAGGCGAACTCGCGGGCTAGGCCCTATACACATGAATTACTTCTTTTCAACAGGAGCTTTAACAGCCACAGGAGCAGCTTCTTCTACAGACTCAACAGTAGCTTGTAGTTTACGCCACTGAGCTGAATTAGGGCCTTCAACAGGAATGCCTTGAGCAAAGTCTGCAAACCATGATTTAAATTCTTTTAATTTCATTTTTTATACCGATACTGAATGGGTTGAAATGTAAAATCACAAGAAGAACAAACAAAGAAACCTTCTCTGTGATTCCATACTGTAATCTCTTTTATTCTTCCTTCTTTACAGGAAGGGCATAAACAACCAGGGTAAAGTTGATACTCTCTAGTCATCTAGTCACCTCAGAAAAAGAAAGGAAAGTGAGGAAGGAGCAGGAGAAAGGAGTTATCCTCTCATCCCGCCCCCATGGGTTTTCTACCCCCTCTTCTTTATAGCTAAGAGGTGGACTTAGTTAAAAAGGTTAGAAATACCTTTCTTAATACTTTTACCCATACCACCAGCTTTCCTCTTTGCAGCTACACGTGCTTTTTCTAAATTACGTTTAGCAGCAGCAAGTTGTGATGCTGTCTTAGTTTTACCAGAAGAAATTTTACCTAGTGTTTTATTCTTTAACTTACCAAAAGTACCTACTTTACCTGCTACAGACCGTGATGCACCAGATTTAGAGGTTTGTTGATTTGAATTAGCTTTAACTTTTTTTGTTTGTGCAGTTGATACACCAAATTTAGGTTTAATTGCCATTTTAATGTCTCCTATTGACTTAATGCGTTGAGTTGTGCTAAACCTAAAAGAAAATAAGCAGTTTCACGAGTCATGTTTCCAGATCGTACTATCATTTCGTCTTCTTTAGTTACAGCAATAATTAGTAATTCTTCTACAGACTCTTTCATTTCATTGAGTTCAGTAATAATTTCTTCAATCTCTGAACGATCTGCTGTAGTATTAATTGGTTGCTTATTAAAAATGTTTACAATCTTATCAGTCATTATAGTTCCTTATGGACCCCATCCGTAATAGTCGTAACCATTACGTAGAGGTGCAGTAATTTCTTCTGGTTTAAACTTAGGATCAAAGTAACCAAGATCTTCAGCTTCTTTGAGATACTTAAAGTAAAGCTCATCTGTAAAGCCTTCTTCACGAAGAGCATCTAACGTTTTCTTGACTTTTGGGTATTGAGCAAAACGTTTATATATGTCTCTAACTTCTTTAAGTAAAGGATCGATTTCGTTAATGTTCAGAGCAGCGGCGTCATGGATAGTACTGGTAGGGGTACCTGTTTTACGTCCCCAGAGATGTAGCTGTCTTACAACGCTAGCATCGTCTGCGTGAGTACCGTTAACACCTAAACCAAGTCTAACATCACCTACTTGACCTTTACCTAGTAGCTTACCATCTTCTGCATTCATCTGATAAATGTTTCGAATATAGCGTTTAGACTGTGGATCATAGAAACGAATTTCTTGCTGTACTTTTGGTCGGTAGTCTTGATAAAGTTTTTTACCGTCGAAAGTAACCCAAGGAATACGAACCTTTTTTGTAGAACGAGCATAATCTTGACCTACTCTTTTCCAAAAGTCGATGTAGTTATCAGTAACAGGAGCACGTTCTGAGAGTTTCTCAGACATGATAGCAGCAATTCTTTTAAAGTGATCAGGACCAACTTGTGGACCTCTACGATTACTGTATTTGTATACAAAGTCTGCTAAGCTAGGATGAATCTCCGCAGCTTCAGCAAGTAGTGCATCACTCACCGCTTTGTCAGGAGTATTAGCAATTTCAAGGACTTCTTTCTTTAACGCTAAGAGGTCAGCTTGAGTATCTGTAGCACCAAGAGCTTTTGCTTCTTTAATTTTTAAGTCTATTTGTTTAGTCAAAGCAAGATACTCTGCTCTAGTAGTAACTAGCACATCTTGTTTACGTAATACCTTTGACAATTCAAGAGCCACACGTGCTGCTTGTCCTGCTTTACCAGCACCATACAAAGAAATCATAACTTGATACTTAGCTGCCTTGTTAATGTCTTCCCAAGTCAGATCGAGTCCTAACTCATCCATTAACTCACGGAAGCGAGGATCAGAAACAGTATCTTGAGCGACAAGGTCATAGATTCGGTTCTTCTTGACTGACTGTAACACGTTACTAGTGATAGCAGCACCACGATCACCTGTAGCGAGTGCAATCATCTGCAAACCACTAGCACTAGCGTCAGCTTCACCTAGTAACTTAGACTTATATAGCTTTAGCTTACTAGGAGTGAAGTCACCACCTGTAGCTTGATAAATACGATAATATTCTAAACTGAAACGAGCGATTTTAGCAATTTCTGCTGCATCTGTAGATTGTACTAGAGGATGCTCAAGAAATTCTCTAATACGTCTATCTCTTTGTGTCTTAGCACTTAATAATGCTCCTAATTCAAGAATAGATTTTTCATTTCTTTTGAAGATAGCTAAACGACCTGCCTCAGTAAGGGCTTCAGTACCTGGACCAATAACAGAAGCCATTTGGATTCTTAACTGGTGTAACCCTTGTGGAGTCATAGGTACTGCATGAGCAGTGTTTAAGAAAGGACGCACTACTTCACCACCTGTAGGTGTTAGATACCCGTTATAGTAGACGCGACCGCGACCATCAATACGGGCATGTACGGTAAAAGGTTTTCCATTTGAACGGTAGTATCTGATAGCCTCCATAAGACCATAGCCTTGGTCTCCTCGTCTGATAATTTCTTCACGAAAGCCGTTAATTGAGTCATAGTAAGCTGCTTTACCTCTCTGGTCTTTGAAACGAGCTAAGTCATCCATGAAGCTTGAAAAGTCATCATCTACTTCATAACGGAAAGACATAGTATGATTTAACATGTCGGCAAAATCACCGTCAATTTGTTTTTCGTCAAACTTAGAAAAAGCTGAACGAGTAACAACAGGAACACCTGTGTCACGTCCTCTAGCATCTACGTAAGTCTTTTTTCCAGGAGCAACAAAATATTTGTTCTCAGGGCGATCAACACCTAAACGATTAGATAGCTCGATACGTCTGTTATAGTCTTGTAATTTTAGCATAGTAGGGTCAGTAACTTGTACTTCACGGGAAACAGTATCTTTCCAATTACCTGAAGCACGACCTGTGTCAAGATCAGTAGTAGCTCTACGAGTAACACCACGAGAGTTTACTCTGATTATTCCTTGTTGTCTGAACAACTCAAGAATTTTAGAACCTTGCTCATGGTAGTCCTCTAGAGAGGAACCAAAAATAGGATACACGGGATTCCAAGTTTGTTTTAACTCTTTACCTAGAAGAATAGCTAAAGAATCGTAGTCAGTAGTAGTGCCTTCAGCAACTACAGCCATCAACCTAGACATAGAACGAGTTACTTCACCTTCAATAGGTTCTGTTACCTTTTGAATAAATAACTTTTCTAATGTAAGACTTCTTTTTAGTTTGTAAAAGAATTCAAGATCCATAATAGAACGGTATTCTTCACGAATTGTTCTTGTAATAAAGTCGGCAAAACCTTCTTCTTTGATCTCAAGAAACATAGTCAACCAGTCTGGAGTCACTTTTTTCTTTAAGTATTTCTTTACGATTTTCGACCACTTCTCAGGAGTCTTAC